TCCGTTAAAATTTTGCGCTTTATAGCCTGCGTTCCAATTATCATCTGACTCTGAATCGGAAGTTGTGCGGACTATACTCCACGATTCTACCGTATCAGTAACATCGTTATAACCTTGCGTTAGAGTGCATTTAATTGTGATATGCTCGCCATCTGCAACGGTTGTGTTGTTCCCTACTACTTCAACGTTTAGCTTTAGTGGAGCGTTCTTAAATTGCTCGATATTGCCATATATATAAGCGTTGCCAAAGACGCTACCGACACCATGAAACTCCTTGCCACTCAATGTAAATCCGTCTAGCTTTCCTTCTATTTGGTAAATATTCGCCTCGTCAAAAGTCCACGTTGTCATATCACGTAGCCTAATTTCGTATTCGGGGGTTGAATATTTACACCATTGGCGGTCTGTATTGCCGGGGTTTGCATAACAAGCAAAGTACATTTGTGATGACGGATGAACATTATAACCGTCACGCAGTCTGTATGTGAATTGCGAGTTATCGTCTGCCGTTATTTTGGTGATTATGAAATACACAGTGTTGAATCCTGCAAAGGTAAAATTGCCATGTTTATCGTCGGAGTTTTCCGTTTCATTACTGCCGATAAAGTCATGAAATATACCCATGCAAATATCATTTAATGCAACTGCACCAATCTGACCTTCTTCAAGTTTTAACGTGATTGTTCCCGTTTTAGCTTGTGAGCCATCTGCGTTTAAGTCTATTTCAACATCTTGTATCAATCCTGCGCCAAATGTTTGCCACTGAATACCTGTGTTAACGCTGACTGAATTGTATCTTAATTCGGGAACTTCTAACGATTCCCAAACTTTGAGCGTTCTTAGTTCTGCGTTGCCGTTAGCGTCAATTTTACCGCCTACGCCCAATAAACCGCCTACGTAACTTTTGCCGAATTGAACACCGCCCGTTGAGCGAATAAGTCCTTGTGCTTTTATTTCGCTCGTACTAGTCAAACCATTTATAAAAGTGATATGACCGTTTGCGCTATCCTCATCAGTTTTAGATAGGAACATTGAACGTGCCAATGCAGCAGACATACCACCGCTACCGCTAGACAATGCACCACCTAGAGTAAAAGCGTTTGCAATCAGTGACGATGCTCGTTCCGCAACGCTCTCAACAAAACTTTCTCCAACCGACAATTCCTCGTCTAAGTCAACTGACACTTCGGGTAGGACATCGCTACCAACGGAAATTTTAAAGCTAGTAACATAGCGTTTATAAGTCTTACCGTTGTAGAGTATATTGAGCTGTGAGTTTTCGTCTAGTTGCTCTAATATATCGGGATTTTCAGCAAAGAATATTCTTGAAAATTCAATATCGAAAGTGAATTTTTCCTCGTTATTGTCTGCCATATATCGGAGCATTTCTTCTTCGCCACGTTTCTCTGCCGCTAGGATATATGGCTTTGGCAAATCAATATTGATGATATTAAACTTATCGCCAATCTGCGGTTTGTAGTCATTTGTGGCGTTAGGCAGAATAACCCCAAATGTTTCAACATCCTTTTGTAGACAAATCCAAATGCTATTTTTTGAAGTGTCTTGTTGGAAGTCTTGTAGGTTGTTTTCGTTGACTTTATCTGAATAAGAACCGTCAACTATATCGCCATTTTCGCTCTTTACTTGTACGGGGTTTTTGTAATAGTAATACCCATCCTCGCCAGTGAATTGTGTGGCTTGAACTTTGAATTTGCAGCCATTACAGTTACCCGAAATCATTTGTAAAGTCATGCTGTCGGTCTGCGATGCCGCATCAAATAGATTGAAGCCGTAATCACCATTGAAGATATTGAGCTTGACATAAAAGAACGAGTGAACGTAATTCTCACTATCAAGGCTATCTGAATCGCTGGTTACGTCTGCTTTCAATTCGTCTGAATCGTCAACGTCGTAGGCAATATCAATTATTTCGCCAAGTAAATTACCGTCAGTATTTGTGACTTCTTCGATTGTGGGCTTTATATCCTCATCCTCAAAGATATATTCATTTGGCGAACCGTCAACGTATGGGTTGGGGAAATTATAATACCTGCCCGTATCGGGGTCTATGTAGGTGTTATTTAGCGCATTGTAGAACCTTTCCGCTCCTTGTGTTTCACGATACTTAGGTGGCATTAAATAGCTTTGGTAAGTCATTAATTCGCTCGCATCGTAAGTGACATAAACTGAATCTCCAATTGCGCTATCGTTAAGCGTTTTACCAACTGAAAAACCTAGCTTTTCAGCAGACATATAGTGCTTGTTGCCAACCGCCCAATAGTAATAATATGTTGTGGTTGTATAAGAATTACCGAGTGAAAAAGCTCCCGAATCGTAAGCAATCATTTCGGGGTGCGTACCATATTCTAGTGTCGGGTCTATTGTAAAGCACAACATATACGCTCCTTCTTGCGTAATATTGGATATTGTACCTTTTGCGAAGTCAACACAACTATCATAGCTTTTGCCGTTGGTATAACTATCTTCTGTATCGGGGCTACTTTCGCCAACATATCTAAAGCCGACAAAGTTACAATCAGCTAATGTGGCTACTGCCATATATTCTATTCCGCTACCGTAATTATTCTTTAGTCTAGCGAGCTTTAACGTAAGGTCGAGAGTGTAAGGCTCATCATCTTCATTGGGAGTTAGGCTAGGGAAATAAAGATAGAAGTGTGTCCTTACTCCATTTGAATACTTGATATTGTAAATCCAATAGTCTGCGTCTAGTTCTTCGTAATGTTTTTGAGTGCCGTAAGTCCACCACGCAAATATCCTAACGGTAAAGTCATTTTTATGGTAATAATCGTTTTGTCCTTTACAGAATATAGCTTTATTATCAAGTCCAATGCGCCTACCGAGTAGGCTTTCTTTGTTTATCGTCAGTGTATCTTGCGTAATAACTTTGTTATCGGCAGTGCTATGTAACTCAATAGTGCCGTATTCGCTATCATTTGGATAGTAATGTGGTATATTATCTTCGCTACCTTTGAATGTGATGCGATTGATAACTTTGTTGTTGGCGTTTGACTTCTTTACGCTGATAAGCTCATTTTCTGCGCCATATTCAAAGGTGTGTGATAGCGGTTGTGTTGATGCCCCGAAGATTATCTTTTTGCCATGATATTCAAACGGAACTTCGCAAGTTTCATAGCATGAATTTATCGCATCGGCAATTGAACTATCGTCAAATTCAAAGTTCCATGAATCTTCTGCGTCAAATAAATCTCCTTCGCCTAGTGTATCAACCATACAACAATATCCGTCACCTACGGGAGTGTCGTCTGTGGTAAGGTTGGTCTTTGTATTAAGAATACTATCGCCAACTTTAGCGTAAAGCAAAGCGCAATTTATTCTTTCGGCAAGTTCATAGATTGTGCCATAGAAGTGAACGGTTGTGCTTTCGCTACGGTATTTCTTGATAATAGTTTCACTTGCATGGTCGGGTACAACATCATAGAAGTAAACATTTGATAATACTTCTCTACCGCTACGAAAAGTAACTTCATGTTTGTATAAATGCGTTTCGGTATCTTTAGTGCTGTCGGGTGTTTCTCTAATGAAATATTGCTCGCCACGCAAAGTAACATATTGTAGCCCGTTCCACTCGTCATCAAGGCATTTGTCATAGTATATAGTTGCCGTAATTGTCGGCATACCCATACGCTGCGCCTCGTACTCATAGGTATGCAACTCTATGTCGTGGAACTGTGTACCGTCTGAATTGTAGATTTTTAAAACTTCCCTTACCATTATTCATTATTGCTTGGGGCGGTTGAATATTGAGCCTGTAACTCTAATTTTTGAGCTTCTTTAATTGCGTCTGCTTTAGCTTGCTCCACTAATCGTTGTACTTCATCGGGAGTGCTTTCGGTATTCTTTTCGATAAGAGTGCGTTGAGAAATACCACCCGCATTTTTAAGTGTTGCCAACATTTGATTATACTCTGCGTCACTTTGGGGCCGCCAAACAACAAACTTGCTATTGATTTTCACTTTCTCAAAGTCTGTAATCGCTGTGGCAAATTCCTTATCTCCGCTTTTAAGAAGTTCAACAGATAAGCCATATTTAAATAAACGCATCATCTTATTTGCCATATTCTGCCAATCTATGATGCCTTTCTTCGCAGTTTCCATGTCGAGTTCTTGCGTGAGCTGTATTGCAACCCCGGAAGTGTCGCCCGATATTTTAATATCCTTAGGTAATAAGAATGTTGTACCGCTACCCTTTTGAATTGTTTGTTCCATGAAATCTAGCGTATCAATCATGTTTTGCGGTGAGGGTGGTGTTAAGAATTTAGCGTCTGCGTTCTCATCCATTGAGGTATCGTTGAGAACGATTGAACCTGCAATTTTTTTGCCGTTTTCATTAAACCTACCCTTTATGTAAAGCAAACCCGTACCGAACCTTGATTGTACAACTAGATAGATGTTATACAAACGCTCATATGCTTCAATGACAGGCTGCACTTCATTCCATGCAACATCGGCACGTTTTACAGCTAGCGGAATTTCGTTAAATCCATGCTCGATTGTTTGCGTTTTACGCCATGACGTTGTTATTTGCCCATTATTACCGACAGTTTCTAAATCGTTGGTAAAGCTGTACATATAGGTATCGTCATAGCAGTCTATATGCTCAACTCCGTCTTTATCCTGATAATACACGCTTTCGAGTATATGTTCGCCATTTTGGTCTTTGTGTGAGCAAATTACATACCCATCGTCATACGATAGTATTCTAGCTTTTACTTTGTCATTTGAGTCATAGTAGAATAATACGCCCACCGTACCGAGTTGAAGTCTTTTAAGCACCATTTTTGCCTTAATACCTTCCATGTTTCTATCTTCCCACTCTTGTTTGATACGCACAAAGAAAGAATGTTGTTGTTCAGTAGGATTACTATTCAACAAGGTATGTTGCATTGCATTGGCGCAAAGGTGCAACATTTGTTTTTCACTAATTAGCTTTTGAAACGGAATAGGCATACGTTGCTCAACAAAAGCCTCATACCCACCTTGCTCACGTTTTATGACAAAAACAGGAACACTTCTATCGTAAAGTACATTGTGACTGTTAGGGTCACGCTCTTTTTGGAATGTTTCAACGCTCACTCTAAAACGTTTTAGCTTTGGTAGTGTCGCTCTGACTTTTTGATTGAACTTTAATATATCGCCATCACCGCTCCCGGTAGAGTCAGGCGCAGCACCTCTGTAAAAAGGCTCTGTAATTAATAGCTTGTCAGGGTCGGATAACAACTCATTGATTATCGCTCTCGTTTTCTCGTTCATCTTCTATTTCTTCTTTTTCTACAAGGTTAAAAAATTCCTTTGCATACTCTTTAGTCATTTCATAACATTCATGACCTGTATGCGGACAAATCTTATTGTATTTAGGTTGCACGATTATATATTGTTCGGAAGTCTTTTCTGCGGCCCCGAACTTATCATTTAATCGGCATCGAATATCTGATGATATTTTGAGGTAATCTTTGACTGCAATCTTGCCCTCTTGATGCGCTTTTTCGTTTTCATCAAGAAGTTTTATCATTTCAGCCTTATTCTGCTCAAAGGTAATATCAGCTCCGTCTTTAGCTTTTTTCTTTTTGCCAATTGGTAATTGTTCTTTTTCGGTAGACGTATTTTTTTCTACATTCAAATCGTCTTTTATGTAATGACGCAACCATTTTATGTGTTGTTGTTTTTCGTATCGTGCTACATCCTTATCTGCAAAATTTGGGTTGCCCCACGCAACGGCATAAGCGACCTTGCTGTTACCGCCCCACTCTCTGATTAAAGCGTAAGCAATGTCACGAGCCTTTACCTCATGCCCACGTTTACTAGCTTCCTCTAATATTAATTCAAATTTATCTGTCATAGCCATGTCCTTTCGTCATAAATATTACATCCTGTTTTGCGACCACGTTGCGCACCGTCATAAAATCCGTTTGTTTCTTTGACAGATTCCTCTAATTCCGTACCTATCTCAAATTCAAGTATAGGCATCATACGCATAGCGCAAGGGTCTAATACATCCATTGAACGTTTTTTACCCAATTTGTTGTTCATATCCTTTTTACTAAACAGTTTCTTTTTACCGCTAGGGGTTTCATTGAACCGAACAACCGAACATTCCTCAACAAATTCTGTGAGTATTGTTATAGGTGCTAAATTTTGGTGTACGTATGTTTTGTCTGCAACGGTTTCATCCATTGAAATCAAACCCTCATTGATAAGCGCAACCAAACGCAAGAAACATTCATCTTTTAACCTCTCCGCTTGTCTGCGATATTTGCCCCTAGTTGAGCCGTAGGAAAAGAACGGAACTGCATCAGATATCCAGTCCTGAACATAGGTCGCTCTTACCGCATCGTAGATGATATGTGAATTTGCAACGCCATGTTTTTCTGCCATGTTTAAAATCCACTCGCAGTTGATTTTAGGCGTTGACTTTGGAATAATCATATAGTCAATTATGTGCAAACCATCCCATACCCATATCATTGTATTATCCACGCCCGTATCTGCTAAGTCAACGGTAATCCACTTATCGCCATTCCTTTGAGGGTCATTATCGGCTAAACTTCTCGCTTTAGACAAAGATATAGGGGTATCTTCCTCATCTTCCGACACATTCCAATTGCCTTGCAAATTGGCTAGTGATTGCTTCTCACCCATTGCGGCAATTGAGCCTATATATGTGGGATTATTCTTTAATAGGTCGGTATTCTCTGATAATTTGCCCGCATAGAAAGTTGTGCTTTTAATCAAACTTTCATACGTCACATTAGGGTCATCCATCTTGCGGAGAATAGCGTCAATTTTAGGCTTGCATTTTACATAAACCTCATATGGGCTATCACCAAAAATAACATCATCTATACCTTTGCCCGTAGCATAGAAATATCTGACAATTCCGTCACGTTCAGGTATTGGAAATCCGTCAGGGCCGATATACCAATCTACCCACTTACGCAACCAGTGATTACGCTTTGGATTACAAGTGCAACGAAACTTACCAGTCCATTGAGCGTTAGAACGGTTACGTGACATTAGCATTTGAATTGTAGACCATTCAAAACCCGTAGCTTCATCGACATAGATGCAAGAATATTGCCAACCCTTTACACGTTCAAGAACTTTGTCGGGCGTTTGGTCGCTCATGTGCGTAAAGTCTATAAAAGCACCACTAGGGAATGATACTCTAGGACTATCTGAAACTTTAACCGTTGCAATATTGCCGAAGAACTTCATAGCTTCATCGACACCGCCACCACCTGTTTTTAAGTCGCCAATGTTTCTGCGCAAAAACACCATACGAAAGTTAGGGTCTGAAACGTGCTGTGCGGCCATAAGTAAGGCCCCGGCTGTCTTGCCTACACCCATTGCAGAACCACATACAAGGAAATCCACATTTGAGCATACCATTTTTTCTTGAAAGCCCTCATGCGGTCTATAAATCTTTATATCTTTGCTTTCGCTCATACCACAAAAATAGCAAGCTATTTTTGGCTCTATTTTTGGCTCTAAATACGATTTATTCTATAATAGAATAGTTTATTAGAACGCTATATTTATAAGCGTTAAAATTTGCTTTTCATTTGTACGAAATTAAAAATTGTTTTGTATAATGAAATTCACAAAAGAACAAGCATTTGAAAGCCTCAAATCGCTACTTACTGATAACGGCAAGAAGAACTTGCGAATGTCAGAGAGAAGCATCAATGAGCATTTAGACAACCTAATGCCACTTGTTGCAAATGATGAAATGGAGTTGACTACGTTTATTGAGAAAGTTCAAAAGGTCTTTGAAACAACCAATAATAACGTTAGCAATGTCGTTTCAGATTACGAAAAAAGATTGCAAGGTTTGCAAAATCCAAATCCTACCCCTACTCCTAAACCCACTCCTACTCCCGACGGCAATAGTGACGCTATGGAGAAACTTCTAGCTAGATTAGATGCACTCGAAAAAGAAAACAGTGAAGCTAAATTAGCTAGAACTATTTCTGATAAACGTAGTGCGTTAAAGTCAGCATTGAAAGAGAAAGGCATTAAGAATGAAAAGTGGATTGATAGTTTGCTTGCAAAAGTTTCGGTATCTGAAAAGACAGACATCAACGCAGAAGCAGACGATTACTTGAAGTTGTACAACCAACAACAAGCTCGCCCAAATCCTGCAACACCACTTGGCAGTGGCGGTGGCAATAACGATGACAACCCATTAAAGTCTGTTAGTGAATACATGAAGCAACAACAACAAGCTAGAGAAGCAATATTAAACAAATAACAATTAAATTATGGCAGTAACTAGAGATTTTAATCAAGGTCAATTCTATGGTCGTGCGCTCGTTTCCGCATCTCAAGAACTTGGTGGCTCTCGTGATGTATTCGTTAAATTGGGTGGTAATGCCAATGAGTATGTTTTTCCTACTTTTGGCGGCAAAATCATGAACCCATTTAAGGGAGCAGCTAAATTATATGCGGGCGACCTTGCATACTTCAAAACCGACGATAATGGCGTAAAACCCGAAATCTATATTTTGAAAGTATTTGAGGTTGTTAGTGCAAGTGGTACAACCATAAATGTAGTACGTGACGGTTATTCTCACGTTCCTTTTGTTGGCGATATTCTTACTATCGCTCCTAGTGAACTTGGCGGTAAGGGCGAAGCTCTCACCGTCACCAACGTGGCTAAATCCACAGTTGCCGACAAAGGCAATGTTTGGGCTGTTACTTTAGCTAAAGCACCTACTAAAGCACCCGTTGCGGGCGATATTTTAGTTGATGCCGATTCTGACGGTAATATGCTTGTAAAGGAAATCAACATGGTTGCACCTTGCGACTATGACTTCTTCTACAACCCCGCAGCCGACCCCACTGACGAAGATGATTTTGAAAACGCACGTTATCACGTCAACTTCGCTTTGGGTGGATTAATGT